AATCGTTGTTAGCGGAATAGGTACTGAGTATCTGCGTCGTATCGGATTCGACGCCCCGGTAAACCCTAAGCTGAGCCTGAGCCGTGGAATTCGTGTTCGTCGTGATAAGGGATATATCCCATTGCTCACCGAACTTACCGGGTCCAGCGAATGCAACCGCCCGCCCGCTTGCGTTCGCAGTAGCCTGAACGTATTCGTGGAGATCCATTAGAGTTCGACCCCGTACTCATACATAACGGCGATTTCAACGACGGAAGTATCCCCGGTGCATACCCAGACTTCTTCGGTCGTGTTGAACGGGTAAATCTCAGCTCCCGCAGAAACCTTGTAACCGGTATACGCGGACAGCGTGGAATCCGAGCCGATATAAATAGCGTTCGCTGCGTCGAGATTACGGAGACGCATATTAGTGCGAGCGTCATTCCTGCCCACAACGCGAGTTGCATACTGCGTTGCCTGCGTGCGAATGGGTCGCCACATACGACGCTCGCGCGCGTGCTGACTTACGACACGAACCAATACGGGATCAGGCTCCGGGAAAGGCTGTTCCGCCTCGTCCGGCTTTTCCTCCGGGTACTGGAACTCTCGCGTGTCGTAGTGGGCATCCTTGGGCACGTCGACGCCGTGTGTCTGTACGCCCCTGTAAGGGAAGTTCACCCCGGCATAGTGTTCCGGGACCGGCGGTACCGCGTGAGGCCGCTCAGGGGCCGCGTCAGCCTGTCCAGGGGTCTGCCTGTAGCTCATGTCATACCGCCTTCTGTGCAGCGCTGTAGCAAGCAAGGAGAATCGCGCTCATGAGAACTGCCACAAGCGCGGGAATAGGAGAACCGGTAAGAGAGGACACGATTACGCCTGTACCCACCGAAACGGCTACCGCCGCAATCTGTCCCAAGAGAATGTCTTTCTTCATTCCCTCGTCGTTAGGGTCCGCCCGTCGGATATCCGAGAACTTGGGCAGGAAACCCATAAACGCACTAGTGGCCGTGCCGAGTGAAATACTCGCCGGTCCCAGCGCTTCCGGATTAGCCACTTTTAACCACACCCTTTACAGCGCCGAGAGCCTTACCGCCGAGCGCTTTACTCTTAGCCATACCGAGAACAGCGATACCGAGCAATACCGCACCGAGCAAAACCATCCCTATACGCATCCAAGTAATCGGATCAGACAGAGTCTCGAAAGCCTTTGTGATAGCTCCGGGAAGCTCCATCAAACCGACTTGAGTTGCGTTCGTACTGTCAGACGCGGGAACGACGGTAGACCCAGACAAATACGGCTCAGGGTCTACAGCCTTCCCGTTAATGAGAACTTCAAAGTGGAGATGCGGCCCCGTACTGTTTCCAGTGGACCCGATATAACCGATCACCTTTCCAGCCGAGACATTATCGCCAACCTTTACGGCTACGCGCGACATGTGGTGATACCCGGTTGTCATTGTGTCGTTGTACTTAATCCGAACCGTGTTCCCGTATGCACCCATCCAACCGGCCACGGTAACCGTGCCGTCCGTCGCAGCGTATATAGGAGATCCGACCATGCAGCCCAAATCCAGGCCCGTATGCGCGCCACCCACATAACGAGAACTCTTGTTGCCGAAATGCTGCGTGATGGTCTTACACGTAGCGGGCCATTTCATCTGTACTGCCATGTCTTCACCTCCTAAGCCTGATATACGGCCGGTGTGGTCGGCTCTCCGCCGTCTTGCGTACCGTCCGGGTACGTGTCCGGCATATCTCCGGGATGGTCTTTCGGATTAACCTTGGGCTTTTCCGCGTCGTCGTGCTTTTGCTTCAGAGTCTTAGGCTTCTTACCGCCGAGTCCGTAACTGATTACGTCGCGCGGGTCGTACCCCTTGACACCGGAATACAGCAGAATCATTCCACTGCCCAGCATGAGCACATTTACGAGACTGACTTTCACTTGGAATACCCCAGCTTCTTACTAATCGGAATGACATATGTAAGAAGTGCGCCAACGAGAATCAGCGTTGCGAATTGAGATGCGAGCTTTTCATTACTCTGGGACATTGCGGAAAGAAATACTGCGAGGACCATTCCGCCAACAACGAGTTTTATGGACGGCCCTTCATTCTTCTTTGCCCATTGTCCCGTGAATACGACAATGCCCGTTGCGACTACTGAAGTCGTTGTATCGAGTGCCATTACGCCACCTTCGCAGCCATCTTAAGCGCGCGGGTTTGGGGAATTACGTCAGTGATCGCACCGGCCAACTTCCCCGCATTACCGCCCGCGCTGAGTTCTGCCAGGGCGAATACCAGCAACAGACCACCGGCGAGAACCATTCCCGCGCGCATCCAAGTAATCGGGTCCGTTACGAATTCGAAGAACGACACTATCTGTCCGGGCCACGTGTCAGAGAAACCCGCCTGTTGTGCGTTTCCAGTCGTTCCGCCGCTCGGATAACCGCCCGACGTATCAGGAGCGTTTGCAGCCTTTCGGGCGCGCGGGAGATAACCCAGGAACTTGCCGCTCGTATACGTCGACCACGCACCGAAACTCTTCCCTCCGTTGGATATGGCGTAAGCGGCTTTAGCGTTAACGTCCGGATTGAAGAGTTCATCATTACTCTTCAATCCGAACTGTTTACGCCTAGCCGGTCCCATGCTCCCAAGCATGTTGATTTGCCAGAGTCCGTAAGAGTTGTCCGGCGGAACGGTGTTGTGTGCGTTAGCGTTGCCCGTGCTTTCTGCCAGAGCAACGGCGACAGCGTTAACGAGCGCGTTACCAGTAAAACCGGCTTTCTTTGCGGCTCCGGCTATCTGCGCGTCTGTCAGTTGAACACGGGCAAGCGGCATGATTAGTCCCCGATCATTCCGCGAAACTGCGGCGGGAGCATTGCCTTAAGCATCGGGTTATTCAGCGCTCCCGCGAGACCGGAGACGAACGCGTGAATCTCCGAAACCTGCGCTTGCAAGTCGCGGAGTTCCGTCGACTCGATAGCGACACGCACATTAGGGACGTTGAATTCGCCGCAACTGTCGCACTTAACAGTGCGGTGCGGACAGGTCACCATGTGCTCAGTGATAGCGGATTCGCTATCGGCGACCGTATTACAGAAAACGCATCCGTACATTGCCTCGGTGCCTTTCTTACTTAGGTACCCAGATATGGGAACCGGCGAATATGAGATTAGGTCCGCGCGCCTTAAGTACCGCGATCGTGGCGGGAGAACGGTATTTCAGGTTAAAGGCCCAAGTTTCCTGCCAGCCCTTACCGTGCCGAGCGGCAATCTTGGAAACCGTGTCTCCCCGCTTAGCCACTTCATCCCAATGCGGCGGGACCTTAGTGGAAGGCGGCTTATTTCCGGGAGGTGTTCCACCACCACCACCATTACCGGGAGGCGGATTAGTCGGTGTTCCCGGAACGCTAGTGGGAGGCGGAACGTTTACGGGATACGGCGGAGACCCGAACTTTGTAAGTGCAAGCGACCAGAGCGACCATTCCTGAACGCTCATTTTATTGCCCGAGATATCGACTCCGCCATTAAGAGCCTTAGTAATCGCCGAGCTAGAAAGTCCGGGGTTATATCCCTGAGCAATAAGCCAGTTAATTGCAGCCTGGCCCCACTGCTCATTACTTTCGTAAGTGACCTTACCGCCATCGGTTCCAGTGGTCGGCGGCGGAACGGCAATCCAGGAACCACCGGCCCCGGAATCGTTTACCGTTCCGTCGCTACTGGTATCCGTGGAAGGGTCTTCCCCGCTAGCAGAACTGCCAGCGTTTCGCTGCCAATACGCGATTGCCAGTCCGCCACCGACTACGGCAATCCACGCACCGAGGGGAAGCGGTCCGACCTGCTTTCCGAGATCCATTGCCATAACTCATCACAACCTAAAAGAGCGGTTGCCTGCGTCGCCCTGAATCTCGTTTGCCTGGAACCTTCCCTGAAATGCAGTGCCGATCGTGTCCGGGTCGGGCACGTCGTACATGTCCGCATCCCACGGGGTCGGGTCCACACGATAGGTATTACGCCTAGCAGCGTGCGGCTGCATTCCCAGGATTTCGTATTCCCGGCGGTGGTCCGCCATAGAGAAATGCATACCGTTAAGGCTGCGTGCGCCATTACCCTTACCGCCCTGATCAAAGGGACGAGTAAAGGAATAGCGGTGCGGACTCAGCTTTTCCGTGATACGGGTTTCCGCAGGCGGATTCCACCGGGGATCAGCAGCACGCCGCAACTGATCCTTAACGATTTCAATTCCGTCTGCGTCTACCGACTCAACGGAATGCCTATTCTTATCGTCCGCGTCAAGCGGTCCGTAATACTCCTGGGGTGCGTCAGAATCTCCCGGCCGCACAGTGCGGACCGGGAAATTCTGGAGACGCATTGCGTCCGGAGTACCGAGTACCGAAATGCGCGGACTGGGAGACCAGCCGAGCGAATCGATATACGGCGCGTCAGTCGACGGACCCGGCACGGCGAAAGCATTATTCGGCGTACCGTAATCAGCCTCATTACCGTACTGTCCGCCTGCGTTATCAGCGGCGTACGGATTAGGCTGTGCCCCACCGGCCATTAGTCCGCCTCCTTACTTTCCGAGTGCAGCGCGAATGGAACCGGCGAAAGCGTCGCCCATCGACTTGATTACCTGCGCGGAAGTCGGGCGAGAAACAATCGTAGTTACCAGCGCTACCGTGACGATAGAACCGAGAACGTTAAAGACCTTGTCCCCCATCGGAATTCCCCTCCTTCTTTATTTCCAGCGGAACCCCGTTGTGTTCCTTTGCGAGTTCGATAAGCGCGGACTTTATGAGCTTCTGGAAAGTCCCATTGTGAAGAGACTCATTAGTGTCCGAGCTGACCACGTGCGTAAGGAGTTGCGCGATAGCCACGCAGGCAAGCGCAATTCCCGTTACGGTGCGGTCATCGCTAAATGCAGTGCTGCCGAGAATCGCAGTTCCCGCAGCACTGATAGAAGCGATGACCGCCGCAATCTTCTTCACATTCATGCCTTTACGCGGCCTTGGTAGCCTTGGGCTTGTTCAGCATCCCCATAACCCAGGGGAGTACGAACCACACCAGCAGAGCACCGACGATAAGCGACTTAAGATCCAGTCCGAACGGCATTTCCGTATCTCCTTTACTTGACGCCGACGGAAACGCCGCCGAGCGATACGCCCCGGAATCCTCGATTAACGATAATGAGGAATGCGAGAGCACCGATAACGATTGCGGCCGCAGCCTGCGGAGTATCGAGCATCCGCGACTTCATTTCGCCATACTCGTTAGCCATTACGAATCACCCTTTAGATAAACACGTTGCCAGCAATGGCAACGTCGTTCGTGAGAACCTTCAGAGTGCCCGCAGCGGAAGCGTTGAACTGGAGTTCCAGACGGGTAGATCCCAGAGTCGGAAGCCAGAGATCCCGGTTCTCGTGACCGTACGTCCCGTCAAACTCGTGCATGAAGTCATACACGCGAACGCCGTTATCGAGACCCAGCGGGGTTTCATTCGCGGTCGTCTGGCCACCCAGGTCGTGACCATAACCGGAACGGTTATACATGGTCTCAAGCCAGGAATTCGGCTCCACGATATCCAGCGGACGGGTATCGAGATACACGTAAGTCGGGTCCGCGTTAGACCAAATGGTCTCGCCACCCGAACGGTTACCGGAACCATCCTTCATAACGAGAATGAGGTTACGGATGTAGTTACCGACACGCGTAAGACGAATGGTGTTGTTACCCGCGTTAACGGTATAGGTCTGCGAGGACCAGAACTGAGTGGTGTTCATCGCAGGCGGAGTAATCTGATTCGTCTGTCCCTGAGCCGAAATCTCAGGCTGGTCCCACGCTTCCAGTCCCACGCGAACGCGGACAGTCGGAAGAGTGGTCGGCAGAGTACCGGTAGCGATATCCGCAGCCTTTGCCAGAGTCATACGGAGTTTGAACGTCGCGGCCGCATTC